GCGTTCGGTGGTAATGGTTTCTCTTTGATAACCCTGGTACCGCCTGGAAGTATCCACGTTGGCTTGTTGTGTGCTGTTGCTGGTTTGTGTTTTATGGACGGTGCCGCAGCTGGTCATGGCCAGAATGCAGGCAAATAGCACTATTCTCATTTAACCTCCATTTTTATATTGCTACTGTCGTACTGCATATACTTTCCAGTTTTCAGTAGTACAATGATTTTGCTAATATTTTGGGCACTGTCCAGGTATGCTCGGTAATTTTTAACCGGCACCGGTGAAATAGCATCTTCCCCGCCCTGCTGATACTGCAGCATCCACTCATAAATACTCATTCCATTTTCCTTATGGGAAGGCGTATAAATAACATCCCAGCAGCAGTGTGTGGCGGAATATAATGTAACAGCGCTGCTGCTGGGATTATACTTATTGATACTATCGCTGTACATCTTTGCATTGGCTGTGTATGGCCCGGTGTCCTTAGACCCGCTAAAAAACCACGCGCCCGTTTTTGATTGCGCAAAAAATTTGAAGTTCTTTGTAAACGAGCCGTCCGGCGCAGATGGCGACATGGGCACAATGGCCGCAATTTTATTCGTAAGTTGCTGTGAATATGTGGCTGCCTGGATGACCCCCTGACCGCCAGCAGACAACCCAGTTAAATAAATCCGGCTTGTGTCAATTCTGTAACTTTTAGGCAAGGTAGCCAACATATATTCCAGGCTCTCCGGCGTTGTTGTCCAGCCCCAGTGTTGCGGACTTATAACGATAAATTTATACAGCTTTCCATCCTTGGGATTGGTAGCCTGGATCTTCGCCCCGCGCGCAATAACCAACGGCAAACCCACTTTTATTTCCTTGCTAAGATCCGCAGCACTTTTTCCCACCTCCCCGGATCCGTGCAGAAATATTAACAGCGGGTATTTGCCCGTGGTATTGTTGTAATCATCGGGCAGAGAAACCAGCGCGTTTTGTATGGCGCCGTAGGATGTTATTTGTACGGTTGTTGAGAGCTGATTGCCAACCAGTGATTGTGCATTGAGCCCCCAGCTTAAAGAGGCGATGGTAAGCACGAACAATAATGATATTAGTGTTTTTCTCATTAAAAGAATTATTTGATTCGTTTACTGTTGTTTTGATTCATCCCCCTGGCTAATTGGCATCTTTTTTATAGCCAACGTCAGCAACTTCAAAATCGGCGCAATGAAAAAGCGAGAAAAGGGGCTGGTGTTATCTATGGCATAGAGATTTTCAAAAATACTGGTAGCCTCTATGTAGATTAACAATATTAACAATGCACTATTTACATAACCCACAATTTCACTATCCTTTGACAGGGTATTAGCAAGTATGATCCCAACAGCCATGGCGCCTACGTACTGCGTGAACTTGATGACAGTTTTCCGGTACCCTGACGAAGTTCGCGCCTGATGCAGGACCACAGCCTTAATTACGCCGGTTATTAAGTCCAGTAACATCGTGATGAATACCCACGCTATCAGATTTGCGTCCGGCAAAAAAGTTATTTTAAAAAATGTTAGTGCGCCGGTAGCGGCTAGTAACTCAGCGGTTAATCTTTCTTTCATTAAATGCGATTAAAATGTTGTTAATGCAGAGCGCTTCCAGCCTGCAGCTGTTTTGATATAGAAAAAATTATCGTCCCAGGTAATGTCACCGGTGCTACCGTTTGCATCGGCGGTGGCCGTTGGGGTGTAGGAGCTGCGCAACCGTAATTGATTGTACCCTGTTGCACCGTTTATATCCATAACGGCGGTTGGTACTGTTGTATTAACCCCAATATTTCCGCTTGCATCTATGCGCAATCTTTCTGGCTGCCTGGCACCTAGTCCAGTACCGGAGAAAAATTTGATCATGCCAGCATCAGCCAGCGCATTACCGGATACAAGACACATCTCACCACCTCTCAGGGTGCCAGCAGCAGCGTTTTCTCCCGATAAGCTCAGACTGTCCGCTGATCCGTGGTAAACCCTATCAGTGATAATGGTTGTACTTGTAACCGCTGCTGCAGTTAAAGAGGTACATGAGGCAGTACCGTTGACCGATTATGTAGCACCCGGTGAAGCGGTGCCGATGCCCACGCGCCCAAGTGCATCAATTCGCATGCGCTCGTTATATGCTGACCCATTATTATGACCTATAACAATTGTAGGAAACGTAGTTGAAGGGCCGGAGGTATTGCTTAGCGCTCCGATATAGGCCGTCCTTTCGACGTTAAGAGCACTGGTAGGATTCAAGCGCAAGAAAGCGCCAGAATTGTTTAATACGGCCTTATTTCTTACTGTCAAAGCCGCACCGTCCGGAAAGTTAGTGCCCCCCGTAGAGACATAGGAAGTAGGCACTGTATCAATAAATGTTTTAAGCCCTCTAAAATTTTGGGCAACATTATTCACTACACCGCTATCAGTTTCGCTTGCATTTGGAACGGATAGCGTTAAATCGGAAGATAACGGGCCGCCACCGGTTAATGGCAGCACCGTAATAATGTTCCTGGTAACAGGAACAGCCCCCACATCAGAGGGTAGCAAGGTGCCCCATGTAGCCATAGTAGTGCCCTGACCTCTCAATACTGCAGTACCGGACGCGGTGCCAGTTCCCAATCTTCCAGTATTAAATTGACCACTACTAATATCTGCAGCAGAAAGCAGGTTCCAGCCTATTGCACCGCTTGCTCCGCCTGCCGGGGAACTAAATACAACACGGGATCCATTTGTACCACTTTGATTTAAAAAACCAATATTGAATACCCCCGTACCAGGCCCTGTTACTGTCCCGCTACCAGACATGTATGATGGGAAATTCAACGTAACACCCTTAAAAGCGTTATTTGCGTTCGCGTTACTAACATTAAGCAACCCGTTGAGGCCCGTGTTCAATATTGTAGCAGTTATTGATCGGGTACCATTGGGAACTATATTTGCATTAATATAGCCACGTAATGTTGCTGTGTCTGTGATCTGAGCGCTGCAGGTGCAGGCGCATAAAAGGGCAATTGAAAGACCCTTAAAGATTTTCTTGATATTCATTAATATAGTGTTATTGGAATTTTGCCTATGTTCTTACCATTCGTTTCACTACCATCTCCGGCCTTGCTTGTTGGACCTGCTGCAGGCTCAACTCCTGGCGTATCTCCCACCAGATAGTACCCCGGCGCATCTGCCCCGTTATTCTTTGAAAACTCACGAGCAATGGCGCGAGTTGTGTCCGGTATGGCAGGAAATCCACTGTTACTAACCTTTGTGTTTGTAATAACAAAGTGCCGGTGTTGCCCCAGCTGGTCCGGAGCATAACCGCCCGGCGCATTATATAAGCGTGAGCTGTCAATGCCACGGTTCAGGTCTAAGTACCGGTCACTCATGGCGCGCTCATCCGGTGGACGAAATGTTGTTGAATTGTTACCTGAGCTGAAACAGCCCCTATAAACTGGTTTGCCTCCGGGATCACTGAGCCATACGGCATCACTTACCAATCCGGCGCCCAAGGAGTTTGCATACTGCCAAAGGCGTGGCATGTCCGCCCTGTTGTATAACACTCCCGCTGGAATGCAACCATCGTTTATAATACTGTTACGCGGCTGCTTCCGCGCGCCAAAGCTCTGGCCGGCCGTTTTAAAATTGCCGTCTGCAAGGTCAATCTCCCAGTGATCAGGTACCGGTCCGTTGTCACTCGCTGCGGCGGTCAGCCAAAGGCGCTCCGCGTTATGCATGTACATCACGGAAAGATCATCGGAGCCGTCGTATATTTTTTGGGAGGCGGCACAGTTTATCGTCAGCGCTTTTATTACGGGAATCCGGGTATTTATCCGGATTACAGTACCAGGAACTAACGTTGTAACGTTAGGCAGGTTAAACACGGTATTGGCGCTAATATGAAAAGAAAACGCCTTACCTGCGTCCGCGGCATCATAGGTATAATTACCTGTGATTCGTTTATGTTCTATCAATTGCAGGCGACGCCGTAAGTAATAAGCCTGGTCGGCAAGCGCCTTTAACGGATCATTTGCATCCCCGTCGCTGCCACCTTTTACAAAATCGGCCAAATCATAGAGCAGGGGATCCGTCCATTGGTCCTGTGGGTTATACGGTGTCATTATTGCACACGGATTTTATAATTAATGGAATATGTAACACCGGCAACCTTGTTCTGTGCTGTAACAACCTGCCGATAACATAGCGTGCCGTCATCGGCAACCAGGCCCATCTCTTGTATTAACATGGCCGGGTCACCCGCCGCCAGCTCGGCATTAAATTGAACATAGCCACCGCCCAAGTCTGTAACAGATATAACATTTTTAGCCAGCTGGTTGGTTAGCGCAGTTTCGCTACCTGTTACCGGACTACTGCCTGTGCCTACAGCAACCTTGGTAAACTTTACGCTAATCAGGTCAACTACAGTTCCTATGCCTGCATTTAAAATCATACATACTATATTTATAGTTCAGTAATATTTGCTACATCACCGTCACCACTGAAATTATGGCTGCCATCAAATTGAATTGAGCCGTCATATTTTATTGCCCCGGAAAGTATTAATCTATCGTCTGCAGAGATCTCCCTGTTAACAGCTGCGGATACATCGTCAACAAATAGCGCATCTTCCACCTGCAGAGTTATTCGTATTTCTTCCAGGACACACACGGCACGCTTATACTCGTTAACCATTTGCGTAATATCGAAAAGCGCATTATCTGTGAGCTGTACAGACTGATTGGTTATCCTTAACCCAAATTTTGCCCAGTGATCAAACCCAGTTTTGACCAGCTCTATATCGGCAAATCCAATGCTTTTAAGGGCCTCCTTAACGGCCCACTCTGTACCCTTGTAACGGTGCAGCTCAATGGCTCTTTTTATAATTTCCCGCTGGTCTGCTTCTGTTTGAGCCAACTTAAACCCGCGATAACCCAGCACGTCGAACTGCTCCGCCATATACGGCAACAAACTAGCATCACATGTATCAACGATGTATATAAGCAGTTTGCTCAGGTCTATTTCAGATAAAGTATCTTTAATCACCCTGTACCAAGCAGCGAACTCGGGCAAATAACTGATACTATCGGCCATCACTATATCAGCCATTGTTACTACCGGTTATGGTTACAGTAATACCGGTGCAGCGGGGATATGTTTTCGGATCGGCAACAATGTCAGCGGCCGGGGATATGACGTTGACGCTATATACCTTGTCCTTTATCACTGACAATGCAATAAGTTGGGTCCGTATAACGTCCATACCCAAACGGTTTTGCCGTTCATCTTTAAACGCTTGTAAGTTGGAATTAATAGCTGCCAGCACCTCAGAATTAACTGCGCCGCTGTATATAGTGACTTCCACCTCAATGGCATAGTCAGTAACCACCGGAACATCTACCAGCACAGTATCGTTTTGCGGTCTTATCTTCTCATCATCACAGATAGAAAGCACAGCGGCCAATATCTCATTGCTTGGTAGCGTGCCACCGGCCGAAAGCGGATAAAGCGTAACCTCTCCGGGATTGGTTGTAATGACTGCAACATCCACAATTGTAGGATGCGCCGTTTTAGCCCAATACTCATACGCCCCCCGCGGCCCCGCTACGCTAAAGCTGGAAAGTGCCAGGTTAATACGGCCCCGTAGCTTATCGTCCGTTTCCTCATCAGCCCCGCCGTTCGTTGTATCAATGTTTGCTGCAGTCATAACAAAAGGCTGCGGATCAAGTATCACGCTTATCTTTCCAGCCTCATAATTATTCCCTACTGTGCCAGCAGTTTGGCAGATAGCGGCAATATCCACGGAATTAATGCCTATTGCCACATCAACAGCGCCGGCAGTAACAAAAATGGCTGAGCCGTCAATGCTCTGAACACGGACACCTGCGGGCAACTGTACTGCATTATGTCCATCAACGAGATTAAAACGGATTGTACACTGCGCCTCGCTGGCCGGCGCACGCTTCACCCCCACCAGGCCACCCAGGTACTCCAACATAGCGCCGGTAGAAAAGTGTGTAAGGCATTGGCGTATGGCCTGGTTGCCCGCAATACACAAAAGCTGAACCTCATACACGAATGCATTAGCTATAAGCATTTCAACATCAGCCGCCGCTAGTGCCCGGCCCAGGCCATTTTCTAACCTCGTTTGCAATCGCTGCAGCTTTGGTTGTATATCCTCTTCAAATATTAATGGTAAGGTGTCAGCCATTTGTTGTTATTTCGATTAATACGCTTTCTGCCTGATCTGTATATATTACCAGCAGTCCTGTAAACGTTGCAAAGTCGTCGTTATAATCATCGTTAAAACTTCCGTCCGCAGCTTCCAGTGTCCAGGTACCTAGCTCCGGCAATGTATCCTGTGCCCACTGCCGCACCTGATCAGGCGAAAGTAGAGCGGTTGAAGATTGATACTCCTGGCCATCTACAGTAATTGCTACACTGTAATGTGCGCCTATTAAAAGGCCAGGGATCGCCCCGTAAAACTTATTTTTCTCAATAAGGGTAATGCTTAGGGAGCCGGTGGTATAGTTGGGTTTCATATACCCAATAACACTTTCAGCATTCATATACCATTGGCCGTAATTCAGCCAGTTTTGTTTTACCCATTGGTATAAACTGTTTCTGTCAGCAAAACCATTGACGGGTGGTGCTGGCAATATCTCCGCGCCATTAAGTATGCATTGTACCTCGTACTGGTAGCCGGAGGGGTTGGGAGGAAAAAACCCCTGCAGAACCAGCGCGCGCGGATTTACACCGGTAGTAATACCGCCGTTGCCAATAGCAACCGTAATGAGATCGTTAAGTGCCTGGTCCGTGAGCTTATAACCTATATCGAAATAAACATGGGATTGGTCCCCAGGATTGCCAATGCGGTGGCTAATGCTGGTTATTACCACACGCGGCTCCCATAATGCAACGGCTTCGCGTATGGCTTTTTTGACGTTAGGAATAGCTACATCTAACGGGTGATCCTGGTATTTATAAACATTACTTCCAAATTCTGGACGCAAGGGATTTGTGCCCGGGGTGGTGCGGATAATAATGTCTATGCATTGGCGTATTGCGGCAAGCCCCTCGGCGATGGCCCCGCCGCCGGAAATACTGTAAGACCATACAGGTGATTTTATATCTGCCAACTTTGCCAATGCGGTATTATTATACCGCAAATCTGTTGCTTATATTGGCCACTCTTTAGGCACATTTTAGGCAAACACTAGGCGGGTGGCCCAGACGTTCCTCCGCCGGGTTGCACGCCTGTATGCAGGTGGCCTAATAAGGATACTGTGCCCGCCTGCACGTCCGCTGCTTTTATCTGTCCGGTTGTTTCTATGTCGGCAGTAGCGGTTATCTTGCCATCCGCACCCGGAGTGCCTGGCATTGGAGCAACACTCAGGCCGCCCGCCGTCACCGTACCAGTAACAGTAACATTCCCCTGCAACTGTATATCTGGCGCCTGAACTTTCGCCTGCACTGTGGCAGCAGCTGTTATGCTGGTATTAGTATTTGCCTCAATATCGCCCGTGGCATCTATTTTCACACTCCCTTTTACTTTTGCGGTTAGCTTGTGGGAGCCTTTATCGTATTCCAATACGGTGCCATCTTCAAACACCTTGCGGAACTTGCCGGCACCGGCGCCATCCTCAACCGGATCAGCCTCGCTGACGATACAACCAAGTATTACGCCTTCCTCACAGCGTTCATCACATAAGCATACAACATGCTCATTCA